CCCCGCAGGCGCAGCAACTTTGACTGTGGCTCAATTGGCTACCAAAATTATTCTTGGCTCGCCGGGTTCGTCTGCTGCTGCTTACACACTGCCCACTGCTGCTTTGATGGACGCTGCTTTTCCAAGTATGCCCGTTAACTCAGCATTTGACTTCAATGTGATCAACGTGGACGGCTCTAGTTCTGGTGTTATCACCATGACTGCTGGCACAGGTTGGACAGTTGGAACTTCTGGCTCACTGGGTCTGATGACCATTGCTGCTACTGCTGGTACATCGGCTGCATTCCGCGCCCGTAAGACTGGTGATGCTGCTTGGTCTTTGTATCGTTTGTAATTTAAACGGGGGCTTCGGCCCCTGTTTTAAAGGAAACAATCATGGCAAACTCAAAATCTGTCGGCGTTGCGTTTAGCGATCCCGAATTGACTTCTGGCACTACTGTAAGTGGTGCGGTAATTGACGGCAGCACAATTGGTGCAACAACGCCATCTACAGTTGTTGGAACTACCGTTTACGCTACAACCGAAATCGGTTATGCGGCAGCGGCTGAAGGTACTGTGACTCAGTTGACAGACAAAGGCACAGGGGTAACTCTGAACAAGTCTGCTGGCCGCATCACAATGAACAACGCAGCGCTGGCAGGTAGCACTGCTGTGTCGTTCATCTTGACCAATAACTTGATCTCCCTTAATGACACAATCATTGTGTGCGTTTCTAGTAACACTACTGGTAGCGCTGCTGGGGCTTACACCACTTACGTTTCGTATTTGGCTGCTGGTTCTGCTTTGATTACGTTGCGAAACTTGACTACTGCAACTTCATACTCTGAAGCTGTCATCATCAACTTCGCCATTATTCACGGCGCTTAACCAAACGGGGCTTCGGCCCCGTTCTTAAATCATGGCTGTTATTTATCTTTCTCATCCTGTTCACGGTCGCAAAGTCGCCACAATGGACCTTGAAGCGCAATTCGATGAAAAAAATGGCTGGATGCGCTACAATCCAGACACGCCTTCAGACTCTGAAGAAGCGGCCAACACGTTAGTTGTGAAGCGCAAATACACCCGCAAAGGTGAAACTGAAGGAGTCTAAGCATGGCCACGTACACCGCCGGTGAGCAAATTAACCGAGCCTTGCGCTTGATCGGTATGCTGGCCGAAGGCGAATTGCCTTCCGTAGAGACAGCCAACGATTGCTTGACAGCCTTGAATCAAATGCTGGATTCGTGGAGCACTGAACGACTGTCAGTGTTCAACACAATTGACCAAGTGTTTACTTGGCCAGCCGGTGAAATCCAACGCCATCTTGGCCCTAACGGCGCTAGTCTAGGCGGCTTTGATGGCATTCGTCCCATCTTATTGGATGATGCAACGTACTACCGTGACCCAGGCACAAACGTGTCTTTTGGCATCAAGTTTATCAATCAACAACAATATGACGGTATTGCTGTTAAGACGGTGACCTCCACTTATCCGCAAGTCATGTGGATTAACATGGAGTACCCCAGCATCCAGATGACGGTGTATCCACGCCCTACACGGGATTTGGAATGGCACTTTATCAGCGTGCAAGAATTGGATCAGCCTGCTACGTTACAGACCGTATTGGCATTCCCACCAGGTTATCTGCGTGCATTTACTTATGCACTGGCAATGGAAATTGCGCCTGAGTTTGGCGTTGAGCCAAGTCCCCAAGTGCAGCGCATTGCCATGACCAGCAAGCGCGATCTGAAGCGCATCAACAACCCTGACGATGTAATGTCGATGCCTTACGCTATTGTGGCCACACGCCAGCGGTTCAATATTTACGCAGGGAACTACTGATTATGGAACTTACATTTCGTTCTAAAAAGTTTGAACTGTGCGTTCGTTTAGGACGGGTGTACAACTTAACGGCGGAAAAATATCTTAACTCGGCAATCAATGTGCGATTTGGTAAAACTGTTTGGACTACCGGCAAAGGTTTGCGAAAGATAGGCCAGCTATGAAGACGCCTATATTGGGCAGCAGCTATGTGGCACGCAGCGTCAATGCCGCTGACAACAGACTTGTTAATTTGTTTCCCGAGATCGTACCCGAAGCGGGAAAAGAACCTGCGTTTTTGCAACGGGCGCCAGGTTTAAAGTTACTTAACACGGTTGGCACTGGCCCAATCCGTGGACTTTGGGCTTTTTCATCCGATGACGGCGTTGGCTTTGTCGTGTCAGGCAATGAACTTTACAAAATAAACAACGCCTACGCAGCCACATTGATTGGTTATGTAAGTGGCACGGGGCCTGTCAGCATGGCCGACAATGGCACGCAATTGTTTATTGCTTGCAATGGCCCTAGTTACATTTACAACGCCACCACAGGCGTTTTTGGCGGTATTACAGACCCTGATTTCCCTGGCGCTGTGACTGTGTGCTATTTGGACGGATACTTTGTATTCAACCAACCCAATAGCCAGTTGATGTGGGTAACTGAGATTCTTGACGGTACAGCTATTGACGCACTTAATTTTGCCAGTACAGAAGGTTCTCCTGACGGTTTGTTAGCCGTGGCATCCAACTTCCGTGAAGTCTGGGCTTTTGGTACAAACTCAATTGAAGTTTGGTATGACGTTGGTGGTACGGGTTTTCCCTTGCAACGCATTCAGGGCGCGTTTAATGAATTAGGTTGCGCTGCGCCTTACTCAGTGGCCAAGATGGACAATGGTTTGTTCTGGCTTGGCCGTGACCGCCGTGGTCAAGGCATTGTCTATCGTGCTAATGGCTATACCGGTGTGCGTATTTCTACTCATGCGGTGGAGTGGCAGATCCAGCAATACGCTGATATGTCGGATGCGATTGGGTACACCTACCAACAAGACGGCCACAGCTTTTATGTGTTGGTTTTTCCCTCTGCCAATACCACATGGGTCTATGATGCAGCCACGCAAGCATGGCATGAACGCGCAGGTTTTATAAATGGCCAATTCACTCGCCATCGTTCTAATTGTCAAATGGCGTTTAACAACAAAATTGTTGTCGGCGACTTTGAAAACGGCAACATTTATGCGTTTGACTTGGACGATTACTCGGACAATGGCCAGATTCAAAAATGGTTGCGATCTTGGCGTGCTTTGCCCCAAGGGACAAATACTTTAAAACGTACCGCGCAGCACAGCCTCCAATTAGACGCCCAAACAGGCGCGTATTTACCAGCAGTCAATGTTGACGTTACCGGCAGCAACGATACATTTTTGTTGTCTGAGTTGGGTGCATTTTTGTTGACCGAATCTGGCGATTACATAATCACCCAAGTTGGCGAAAACATAAACCCACAGCCAAACGTCATGCTGCGATGGTCAGACGATGGCGGTCACACTTGGTCCAATGAACATTGGAAAGGCATGGGCGCTGTTGGCCAGTATTTCTATCGCACAATTTGGCGCAGGCTGGGTATGACAGTGAAGTTGAGAGATCGTGTTTATGAAGTGTCGGGCACAGACCCCATCAAGATTGCAATCATGGGCGCTGAACTTGTTTTGAGTCCAACCAATGCCTAGCCCTAACGCTACGCCAACACCAGTCACGCCGCCTCGGGTGCCGTTGATTGACCCTCGCACGGGATTAATCGACCGCGCTTGGTACATGTTTTTTGTATCCTTAGTAAATGCGGCCACGTTGGTCTATGATGGTGATGTCGGCCCAAGCCCAGAATCATTGATTGCGTCTTACGATGCGGCTTTACAAGCCTTGGCACAAAATGTTGACACGCAACCGTTGCCAGTTGATCTTAGCGCGGAACTAAGCAAACAAATTGAAGCGGCTGGTTTGGCCAACAATGCGTCTGGATTGTTGTCGCAAATAGCGGAAATGCAAAAGCAGCTTGAAGCGCTTAATCTTTTGCCCACCCCATCGCAGGGGACAGTGATTGCGGTAACCGGCACAGCGCCTGTGGTGTCAACTGGTGGCATCTCGCCCAATATCAGCATGGCTGCCGCCGACACATCGACTGATGGCTACTTAACTTCAACTGACTGGAATACGTTTAACAATAAAGCGCCAGCCACCAGCGGTGTTTCTATTTTGTACGGCAATGGCTCTGGTGGTTTTAGTAATGTTTCAACCGGTTCAGGCGTTAGTTTTGTAGCTGG